TGCTGGCCAAGCGCCTGAAGCCGGTGGCGGTGGCGGCGAAGAGGGCGGCGGAGATCTCTTTGCTGCTGATGTCAAGCAAGGATCTATATTAGACGGCTCTCCAATCCAACCACAAGAATCTTCTTTTAATGAAGTTGATGAAACTGAAGAAACTACTGATGACGAAGATGAAATAGTCAAATTAAGCATGGACGATGACGATGGCCCAGTTAAAGTAGATAATATGGTTCGTAACATGTGGGGCGATAAATTAGAAAAAAGCAGAAAAGAAGTAAGGTCAAGTGGAAAAATTCATTCTCCTGATTTTGCTAGCATGGTAGGAGTTGGAAAATCAACTAGAAAACGAGATTCGCTAAATGAACCTTACGATCAAAGCTTTTTTAAAAATCCGTTCGGTGAAGGTTTGCTAGCAGAATTAGAAGACGATGGCCATATAGCTGAGAGGCCGAATTCTCCAAGGTTAGATCTTAATACACTTTCGGTATTAAATAAGCTTTCGAAGGTGATAAGTAATAAACAGAGTGGTTTGTTAAATGAAGAATCTGATTTAGATCTTGAAATCATTGATGAAAATCTCACGGTTGACAATATTACCTTGAGCGGGGATGATGATGAGACATAATAAAAAAAGAAACGTTGGCATTATATACGAACAATTATCGCAAGCATTTTCTGAGTCTTTAGTTGAAAAAAACCAGAAGAAGTCAATGCTTGTTAAAAAAATAATTGATGACCATTATGAAAAAGATGGCGAAATTTTTAAAGAGTTCAAGATTTTTAATGCTTTATTAAGGGTTCATGCTTCAAGTGATTCCCTGGCTACAAATATTTTAAAAGAAGCTAAAGAGGCTACGCGGTCTCTTAATAAAAACAAGCTAAAAATTGAAAAATCGCTGTTGATCAAAGATATTAATTACACCTTGAATGAAGACAGCTTTTATTCTAGAGCTATTCCTGATTATCGAAATCTTGCAACCATTCAAAGCTTGATGAATCTTTGGTCGCAAAATTCTAAAAACAATTTAGAAAAATTAGTGATTTATGAAAACAAGGTTCATTCTATCCTTAGAGAAGACAAAAAGATTTTAGATATCGAAAGTGAAGCAAATAAAGAAGTAGACAGTTTAGTAGTTAGAATCATGCAAGAAAAATTTCAAAAGAAGTATAAGCCGATTCTCTCAGACAAGCAGTCTGATATTATAGAATCGTACGTGTACGGCAAGGAAGTAGAGACAAAATTACTTTTGAGCAGAGTTAAAAAAGAAGTAGTGAATAAAGTTAAAAAATTCAAAGAGGGTTGTGAAAATCAAATTCTTTTAGAAAAGTCCGGTGAAGTAATAGTCAATCTTTCAAATTTAAACGAAAATAAGATTGATGATGACAACATTGCTAGATTTTTGCTAGCTTGTAAATTATGCGATCAGCTAGAGGAAAGAAAATGAGCAGAAAACTTTTAACTAATTGGCAGCCATTTGAGTATAGCTCAGAGATGGTAAAAGAATCTCGAGAAGAAAACGGCGGAAAAATAGTTTTGCGAGGTGTTTTGCAAAAAGCAGACACACTCAATCAAAATGGCAGAATGTATCCAGTAGTGATTCTAGATAGAGAAGTAAGAAACTATCAAAAGTTTATTGCAGAAAATAGAGCTCTTGGAGAGTGTGATCATCCAGATTCTTCTGTTGTGGAACTTAAAAACGTGTCGCATATTGTAAGAGAAGCCTATATGGAAGGCGATGTTTGTTATGGAAGCGTCGAGCTATTAGATACTCCAGCAGGAAAGATTTTGCAGAGTTTAGTAGAATCCGGAGTGACTTTGGGCATATCTTCTAGAGGCGTTGGATCAACAAGAAGAGACGGAGAACACGACGTAGTCCAAGATGACTTTCAGCTTATTTGTTGGGATTTTGTTTCTGAACCATCTACTCCCGGCGCATTCATGATGAGAGAAGGCCGAGAAATAGACGAATCTGAACTAGACAAGCATTTTAATAATAGTGATAAAATAGATAGAATATTCAATGATATCTTAAGTTGGGAGAAATAGAATGGCCACAAATTGGACAAAACCTAATCACAATATGTCGGCAGAGTACCAGGGGTCTGGTATGCCGTATGTCACATCATCGCAACCGGGCGAAGTAGCTTCGGGTGGAGATCCAATAAAAATTGGGCTCCCAGGAGTGAGTAGGTGGTTTGAAGTTAGAAATACAGGCCCAGGCCATCTTAGAATTGGGTTTACATCAGCAGGCGTAAGTGGAACAGGAGCTGCAACCGGATCAAACCCAATAAACAATAGACCTCTCGTTGGTGGTGAAGGCTATGGTACTCAAGAAGCTGCCCAAGCAAATCATCAAAACTATTATGTTCTTATGTCCGGTTCAACCACCGGTAGATGGGAATTAAAAACAGGCGAAATATGGATAAATCACCACGCTGATTCAGCAACTGATTTTTCGGTTGTTGCTGGTATTACAAATATTCCTCGCGGTCACTTTGTTCTTCTTAGTGGTTCCGACGGTTGGCGAGGTGTTGGTTAAAGTTATGGCAAAATTATCGAGAAATCAATTAAAGAGCTTGATTAAAGAATGCCTTGTCGAAGTTTTAGTAGAAGGTTTGAGTTCTAACTCTAGTAGTTCATTACTAGAAAGTAAGAAATCAGTTACGTTAAATGAGAATAAATCTACCAGGGCTGGCTCTAGAAGACCGGCGCTAGATAAAGTTAAGTTTAATGAAGCAGTCGAGCAAAGCGTTTCTACATGTACTGACGATCCTATTTTAGGTAAAATATTGGCAGATACGGCTAGAACTACTCTTCAAAATCAGATTACCGAAGATTCTAATGCTTCTCATATGCGTCAAGTTTCAGTTAATGGAGATGCAGCTGCTCAACTCAGCGCAGAAGCAGATCCAATGGATATGTTTGGAGAAGCATCAAATAATTGGGCTGCTCTAGCATTTAACACAGTTAATAAATAAATGATAGTAAAAACTCTCATGAGAGTGATAGTTATCTGATAGTACCACATTAGGAGTATAGGAGTTATCCCATGGCTAGAAAAATCAAAGCACTCACGCCAAAAATGTTGCGTAACATGATTGTCCAAGAGAGAAGAAGGCTCAGGGAGACTTCTGACCCGATCGCAGCTGGTGTAGAAGATATAGAGAAAGTTCACGCTGAAGAAGTTGATGCTGGCGACGAAGCTGGAACGTTAGAAAAAGATATTGATCATCTTAAAGTTTTAAAAATTCAAGAAACAAAGTTACGTAAGAAACTTCGGGAAGTTAGTTCCAGAAGAAGAAAAGTTCGTGATAGAATTAAAAGAAAATTATAGGAGATTAAAAAAATGTCAGCAAAACAAGGAACAGTTAACGTAAATTCGACAGTGGCAGCACTGGGAAGTATTGGTGGGTTATCTACCTCTAGCACAGAAAATCTTGTGGCTAGTTTTCCAGCTTCCCCGCTAGGTACCATTGACCAACTAACTGATGATGGAACTCATGATGCATCTGCAAACCCGATGATGAAGTGGTATCAGGAAAATGTACTTGATGGAATCATTAATGATGGTGGGCATACGTTCGGCGAGTGTTCCATGAACTTTGCAGACACCCTAGCTACTCCAGCTCCACCAGCTCTTGGGGAAGCAGAGACCGGTGCAGGTGGTTTGCCTGCAAGCGCATGGGTACCCAATCCAGTCTCACCTGGTCCGGGAAGTGTAAACCCAGCAGATCAAGGTGATCCACCAGCAGATTTTGGAACTGTTCCAAACGATACTCCTGGTACGGGCGTAGGATCTCAGCTTGGAGTAGTCGATTCTTCTGCGCAGCAGTCTACCGCAACTCTTGGCTCTTACGGTCTTGGATCTTCACCTTACGGAAGTTAATTTCTAAGTTTGATTGATGGCAATACCAAAACACCCTACAGGAATCACTGGCTACCCTTATGATAGCAGAAATGATGTAGGTTACGGAAAATTAGACCCTCAATTCAATGATCCAAGAAGTTTTGAACAATATTCCCAGCCTCCTGATGAAGATCAGGAGGCTGAAGACTCTATAGGAGATGATACCATAGTTTCTGTTTTGTCGAAATTATTAAATTATCACGCTAGCGATCCTTTAGCGTGGAAAGGCACAGATCCTTTTTATTATGCGGGCGCAGCTACTAAAATAGCTGAGCTTTCTACTGCTAAAGGCATGGTGCCATTCCCAAAAATGTACGATAAAAAAACCGGAAGTGGAACTGGCGGAGCTGGCGAGTCACTACCACATCCAGGTCCTACGCTAGGTTTCAGATCAGCGTCTAGACCGACTGGAACAAAAAGAGGATTTTCCAAAAGTCCATATCCAGAATATAATGACGACGAGCCAAATTATTATTTAGACGATATTTTGGCTTCAGATTTAGATCAAGACCACATAGGAGATCTAAAAAAGCTTGTTAATTTGATTCACAAAGAACAAGAAGATAAAACTTAAGGATGGAATAAGCACTTTGAGAGATATACTTAATTCAAAATGCCTCTGTAGGTGGAAAATATGAGTTTAAATCTTTACCAAGAAGCTATCATTGATGCAAAGCAGCTGAAGGAAGTTGCTGAGCAAAATGCTAAAAATAAAATTATTGAGGCTCTTACGCCACAAATTCAACATATGATTGAGCAACAGTTAAATGATGATTTTGAAGACGCTGAGGCCGAAGAATTTGTAGAAGAACAACCTCCAACAGATATTGAAGTTCAACTTTCTGATGTTCCAGCACCTCCATCTTTGGATCTGGGCGCTACCGTTCTTGATACTACGGTAGATGTTGAAGAAATGGAACCAGATATCAGTTTAGATATAGACGGAGAGTTGAATTTAGATATTGAAAGTCAAGATGTTGAAGAAGAAGATGAAGAGTTGCTGTTGAGCAAGTCAGGTTTAGAGATGTTAGAGTCATATATTCACAGTTCAAGAAATAAAAAGTTATCTGTAAGAGTTAACATTCTTAATAAAAGAATAAAGACTTTAAGTGAGGCAGTTAACGCTGTAGATTTTAGGAAGCTTAGCCTTTCAGAGAAGAAGATAGCGTTAACTTACTATGGCAAATTATTGAACGAATTGTTTAGTTTGTCACAGAGCGTAATAATTATGAGCGAGTCTGTTGACGAGAGACTCGAATACCGAATTCTAGGAATGCTTAAGGAGATAAAAGATATGTCTAGGAGAAAAGATAGAACAGCGTTCCGTAGACTCTTTGAAGAGTTGGCTCAAGATGAGGGTCTCCGTGAACAGGATGAAGAAGTAGCAGTTGAAGATGAAGAGGTTGAAGTCGAGGAAGAAGTTCCTGCGGCCGAAGACGTCGACGTTGATGCTGCCACTGGCGCTTTAGAAGATTTAGGCGCCGCACTCGGGTTAGACGTTGCAGTCGCACCTGAGGGCGAAATGGATGTTGAAGTAGAAGATGAAGAGGGAGCCGAAGGTGGCGAACTTGATCTCGAACTTGAAGAGGGCGGCGTTGATGAAATTTATGAAATTTCTGAAGCTGCTATTCGGAGAGAACTTCGACGCATGCGCCGCTTAAGAGAGCAAGAAGAGGGCCGAGCTGCTGAAGCCGATCCTGCCTTAGCTCATGGTGGTGAAGATTTGGGAGACGTCGAACTCGATGTAGACGAAGATGATCTCCTTAACGCTCTTGCTGATGAGCTAGGTGATGCTCCAATGCCAGACGCTGGTCCAAGACCACCGGGTGGAAGCGCATTCCCAGAATCTTATCAACGCGGCAGAGCTAGAAGAGCTCGTTCTTCCAGAAATAGAAGAATTAGCGAGTCTCGTCGTAGAGCTACAAGAAGCTCTGCGCCACGTCAGGTTGTAAAAGAAAATGTTCGTCTCAAGAGACAACTTCAAGAGATGAACCTGTTTAACGCAAAATTGCTTTTTGCCAATAAGCTCATGCAGAATCGTGGGCTTTCTACTAAGCAACAGCGCGCTATTGTTGAAGCCCTTGATAAGGCTTCTAACATCAAAGAAGCTAAGTTGCTATTTCAGACACTTAGCAATTCACTACAGCGTAGATCCGGAAGAACCCTTTCCGAGGGATCTTCTCGATTGCTATCATCCGCATCCAGATCAACCCGGTCGGCAGCCCCGGCTCAAAGTGGTGTTGAGGTCGACAGATGGGCAGTCCTTGCTGGACTTAACGACAAGAAATAAAACCCTTTAAGGAGATAACTAAAATGAGTAAGAAATTTACACTCGATCAGTTGACAGAGGGTATTCGGCAAAGACACGTCGGAACCCAGAACCGTCGACTCATTGAAAAGTGGGCCCGAACAGGACTCTTAAGAGGCCTCGAAGGAACAACCCGCGAAAACATGGCCACGCTGCTTGAAAATCAGGCTGCACAGGTTCTTCGAGAGGCTAATAGCCTTTCCACTGGTGGTGCAAGTCTCACCTCCAGTGGCGATATTCGTGGATTCACGAACATTGCATTCCCAATCGTACGTAGAGTATTTGGTGGATTGGTTGCTAACGAGCTGGTTTCTATCCAGCCCATGAGCCTCCCATCTGGCCTCCTGTTCTACCTTGACTATCAGTACGGTACCCCAAAGGGCGGTGCGGCTGGAATGGGCGCAATATATAATACTGGCTCATCCATTTATAACGCACCTACTGGAAAAGGTATTCAATCCGGTTCACTTGGAATTGGTGGCGAGTACAACTTGGCAGGCTCTGGTTATTCTAGAGTAAGTTCCACACAGGCGCTTAGCAACCTTGATACTCCATTCCCATTCTATGGTGCGTTTGGTAATTCAAACTCTAGCATTACAGCCCGTACGGCTGCAGTTGCAACCGGTTCTGATGGTAAGCTCCTTCAGTTCGATCCTCAGATCTGTTCTGATATTGCTGCTAATAATATTTCGGGACTCCTCACTGGATCTGCTGTTTATTCCTTCCTTGGATTACAGACTAATCTACTGACTGGCTCGGACCTTACGCAAGTTAAGGATATTGGTCTATTTGGTGACGATACCGATACTCCTCCTCTGAACATTGTTACAATTGGTAATGATACCGACGGTACACAGATTCAGACGGGACTCGGTCTCTTCAACGTTCGTAGGCTGAACCAAGTTGGAACTTGGTCTAACAGCGTTTTCACTCCTGATCCGTTAGCTGATGGCTCGGCTTCAACTACAGTAGTTTTGATGGTTGTTTCCGGTGTTATTGACTTCGCGTCTACAGTGGCAACGGTCGGTGGAGCTGCAACAGTTGGATTCCTACTGTCGCCAACTCTTAACTCACCAGCTGGTGGGGCTGATGGAACACTGGTAATTCCGACCTTTGAGTCTAACTTTGCCACAACGCCATCACCTGAGATTCCAGAGATCGACATTAAGATCGAATCGATCGCGGTTACTGCGGTTACCCGTAAGCTCCGTGCTCGGTGGTCACCAGAACTCGCACAGGACCTGAACGCTTATCACAGCCTTGACGCTGAGGTTGAGCTCACTCAGATCCTTTCCGAGCAGGTTGCACTCGAACTTGATAGAGAGATCCTTAACGATCTTCTCACTCAGGCCAAGACCAATTATTACTGGTCACGTGCTCCAGGTAACTTCGTTAACAAGAAGACAGGTGCCGCACCACGCGTTTCTGCCAGCTTCACTGGTACAGTTCGCGAATGGTACGAGACTCTTGTCGAGACAGTTATCGACGTTGCTAACGAGATTCACCGTCTCACCCTTCGTGGATCTGCAAACTTCATGGTCGTAAGTCCTGATGTTGCAACAATCCTCGAGGCTTCTGTTCTCTATCGTCCCAAGTACACCTTGGACGGTGATGGACAGGTTGGTGCGCCAATGAGTCTCGGTGCTGAAGCAGTTGGTACACTCAGTAACCGCTTTACGGTTTACAAGGATCCTTACTTCCCACGAAATAAGGTACTCGTCGGCTACAAGGGCGGAAGCTACTTGGAGACTGGATATGTCTATGCTCCATACGTGCCGCTGATCGTCACACCTACTATCTTTGCTCCAGAGGACTTCACACCACGTAAGGGCGTGATGACTCGATACGGTAAGAAGATGGTTCGTTCTGACTTCTACGGCTCAGTCACGGTGCTGGATCTTAACGTTATCTAATAGATAACCACAATCCAAATATTTAGAGGGACCTTTCGGGGTCCCTCTTTTTTTTTATTTTTTAGAAATATATAATAGTATTAACACTACACTATTTGGAGAAAACTGTAATGCAGCCAAAACAATTAGAATATCATATTAATAAGCTTATTTCTTATTTTTGTGTATAATTATCTATGGCTAGTTCAGTTAAGACCGCGTATTTTCCGAAACCAAAACCGGAAACCAAACAAAAGACTAGAGGGAAGAAAAACAAGATGAGTGGAAAACAAAAAGATAGCTTATATGATGAAGATTTTGATTTTGTAGAGGCTTATGATGAAGATCCCGCAGAAGCTGATGAAAGAATGCTTCCAGAGAATGATGCTGTAAGCGCTATTTCTTGTGCATTTATTGGAGTCGGTGGTGGCGGTGGTAAAATGGCCAAAGCATTTTTAGATTTAGGGTTTAATAAAACTCTGCTGATCAACACCACAGAGAAAGATCAGCCAGATGGAATTCCTGAGGAACACTTTCTTCTGATTCCAGGCGCTGATGGCGTGGGTAAAGACGTGGCTTTGGGGAAGGATGTCCTTAGTGATAATGGGGCTTTAGTCGAAGATTCACTCAGAACACGGATTGGGAAAGTAGATTGGCTTTTTGTATTGGCTGGTGGAGGTGGTGGAACTGGAAGCGCATGCTATAGTTTACATGCATCTTTAGAAAGATATTTGAGCTCAGTTAATGCTGCTGGAAAAGTAGTTTATGTTATTACTAAACCATCTGCTCAAGAATTATTAAATCCAACAATTTCTTCAAATGCAGATTTAGTTTTAGCTGATGTAGCGCCAACTCCGCATATTGTTATCGATAACGAAAGACAGCTACAGCTCTTAAGAGGTAAAGTTGGAATGTTGGGAATGTATCCAGCAGCAAATAAAAACTTTGCCAAACTTATCGCTCAAGTATTAAAATTAGCCGAAGAAACTTCTCCCATTCAGACGTTCGATTCTAAAGATTTAGAAAAATGTTTAGCTTCTCCAGGAAGAATGCTTGTGGGCAGTACCGTGGTTAGAGATGTTTCTTCTAGAGATCTTGGCTCCACTCTTTATCAAGGCTGTATTAATTCTTCTCCTTGCCCAGCTCCAGGAAAAAGATGCTCAGCAGGCGTAATGATTTTAGTGGTTACCCCAGAGATGGCTGGAGATCCAGACGTTAGCAATAAAATTGAAGCTGCATTTTCCTATGTCGGAGGTAGAACAGATACGTTATTCAGCGGTGTCTATCTCAAGGATCGTCTACCTGGATTGATAGCTATATCAATTTTAGGCGGAATGTAGTAAAAATTTGCTAAAAATAATTTATAGATTCTAGTGTAAGATTCACACGCAGAATTACATCAGGGCAAAACTTCCCTAAAGTGCTCTAAGAATTTAGCCCTTAGTATCTTATACTTAGATACAAGAGATTCTTGGAGCATTTTTATGTCAATTCCTTTTTATAAAACACTGAATCCAACGCCATTTGGAATATTTGACGACGACGCAGATTTTCAAGGTGATGCAGATTCTATTGTTTTGTTTGTAAAAAGAAAGCTGGGAGATGATATTCTCAGCGTAGAGCTGACAAAGAAACAGATTTGGGCTTGTTTTGAAGAGTCTACTATGGAGTACAGCTCTTTACTGAACGAGTATCAGACTAAATCACAACTTTCTAACTTGATGGGAATTTCTACAGGATCTAATGTAGAAGGAAAATATGCTCACGAGACGCTAGACTTTATTTTAAGGCTTGCAGAACCCTATGCTCAAGAGAGCGGCATTGGTGGTTCTTATAACACTGTATCAGGATCTATTCAACTTTCCCAAAATCAGCAAGATTACGATATTTATACAGATTTAAAAGACGAAAGCGGTAATTTAATTTTTTCCTCAAGCTTAAACGACAGTGGAGCTGGAAAATTAAAAATAATGGAAGTGTATCACTTCAGTCCACAAGCTGCGTATAGGTTTTTTGATACTACATCAGCTATCAACTATTTAAACAACGAGTTCGCTTTTGAGTCTTTCACCCCAGAAACCGTATTTTACGTACTACCTGTTTTTGAAGATGTACTTCGCGGTGGACAAATGGATATATCCAATAGAGTAAGGCGCTCTAATTTTTCCTATAGAACGCAGGGAACTCAAATAAGAATTTTTCCTGCTCCAACTGCCCCAGACCCAAAGAAACTTTGGATGAGAGTTGGGTTTGGAAGCAATCCATTCGATCCAGCTTATAATGACGGAACTATAGAGGGAGTATCTATGCCTTCTAATGTTCCATACAACTGGATCAAGTATAACACCATTAATAGTATGGGAAAACAGTGGATATTTGATTATACTTTAGCGACTTGCAAAGAGCTGCTAGGACTAGTAAGATCTAAATTCTCAACAGTGCCTATTCCAGGCGGAGATCTTCAATTAAACGGTAGCGATTTAATTGGTAACGGTAGAGAAGATAAAGAAAAGTTAAAAACAAGTTTAGCTGAATGGTTAGAAAGTTTAACGTACGAAAAAATGATTGAGGGAGAAGCAAATAAAGCAGATAACCTTCAAAAAGTTTTAAGGACTATTCCAATGCCCATGGGCAAATGCATAGTGATAGGATAAAATTGTGTCTAGACTTTTTGTAACACCCAGAGAACTTGACCTTATATCTGATATTTCGCAAGAGATAATCAAAGATGTGGTGGGTCAAAAGGTGTATTACTATAAAGTACGGAAAGATTTGACCAAAGTTCACGATGTTTATGAAGAGGCTCAAGAAAAAGTATTTAACCCGCCGGTAGAAATATGCGCGAGGGTTGAGTGGAACCAG